CAGATTACTAGGAAAAGGAGACGCAAAAGAAACAATGCCAGTATTTGGATTAACAGAGCAATTGATGCCAAGACCAACAAATCGAATAGTCCCAGACCAGTAAGTTTCTACAACAGCGACTACAACCCAGATACCAGGATCTTCAAAAATCTTTAAAAGATTAACAGTAGTATCAAACCATAGCCATCCATTTAACGGGCTATCTGGCGGAAAATCACCATACCATGCTCCACCATTATGTTCCGTTTCTGGTGGAGTTGGATAAGGCGGGAAAAAGCCATGTGACCCTGGATAGAGTAGGTCAGACACCTTTAGCTTCCAGAAGGATTAGAACATGACCCAGGAGATACCGGTTTAGCCGGAGTAGGCATAGGTCGTCCTTTTCCTTGAGGACCACCGGTCTTGTTAACAGGTGAACAGGGTTCTGTACTCATGGTCAACCTCTAGGAGGAATAAACACTGAAGCCGGTTTCGCTACTTTCAACAGCTGAATAAGCTCTATACGAGAATTACTAATAATTGGCGAAGGAGATGAAAATTTCAATAGTTGTAAAAAATCAAAATGTCTATTTATGATATACGGTGGTTCAGTCATATATTGTGAAAGTATCAATCGATTTTTACGATCTGTAGCAACCCAAGCCGCACTAATCTCCAACGCAACTTCATTTGACACCTGTGGTGGCTCTAATGGTGTCAAGTCCCATGGAATAGGAAGTGACTGCCACGAATTCATTATTCTTCTACCCAAGCACGGAAGCTGCGAGAATATAGACCAGTATCAATAAAACTTGGACGCGACCCACGTTGCGCATAAGGATGTTTACGAAGATGAGAAACTCCTCTTATAGAAGCTAAAGTCGGTACTCCAGGAATCATTCCATCATATGCTTGCGAAGATAAGCTCTGTCTAAATCTTTTTTCTATTTTATCTGTATCTGCGTCTGAAAATCCTTTTTTAGAAGGCTTATTCATCAACGCTACTTTCTCTAAATCCGCACCTATGGAATCTTCAATTAAAGAAACTATGTAATCTTCTTCCATCTCATAAAATGTTTCTACAATCTTATATTTAGTTTCCAACTCAGCAGCAACTTCTCTAGTCGTTTTACCCTGCCCATAAGCCTCTTGTGGTTTAGACATGCTCTTGGGTCGTTTCTTCTTTACAGAAGCAGTCAGCGGAGAAGACTCCGAATACCGAGCTGAATAAGCATTGTCTTCAAACCCCAAGTATAACTTCAAAATGTAATCCCCCAGAGTGTGCCCCACTGACCAGCTATCATCATATAGAAACGGCCCCATGGAGTTTTCAACAGTTCAAGACCCATCAATGTTTGATTTAGCAGGTACGGTGGAATTGCCATTCCTTCACCAGTACCTTGATCATGCGCTGCGTTAACAAGACCAGGAGTGAATGAAGTTAATCCGAATTTAGTTCTTAAATCCTGCCAATAAGTTGATGGTGGAGTATCCTGTGCAGTTTCAACTAACCAATGTGCTCCTAGATTATAAACAGCCATCGCAAAGATAGAAGGCGAAGTAGGAGCACTAGGAACATCCATCAAACCGGAATAAGTAAGATTATAAGCTTGATCATAAGCATACTGAAGCACAGAAACATCTGGCATGTCTATAGAAGGCACGCCCATGATGTTAGCAACAAAGAATTCAAATCCAGCAAAAGTAGGATTGCCAGGAGGCAACCCTAACGGAGGTCCTGGTACAGGAGTTGGACCGATTACAGCTAGTTCAGCCACGACGATTGCGTTCCGTTAATCGGGTTACTCGCACACCTTCCGCTAAATGGTCAAAATCTTCAGAGAAGCCAGATTTTGGTTCCTCTTCAACCACACTCATTTCAAGCTGACGTATGGGAGCACCAATCTGTTCTTCAATCTGGGCATTCACAGCAAGTGCGGCTTCTTGACGCATCTGCTGACCAAACTTCTTGAGTGCTTCATCTTTTTTCTGCATAGCCCGACGAAGCTTATCCGCAGAAATAGGCTTACCGATAGAATAACAAAGTCCACTGAAAGGACTTTTTGTACTATCTATTTCATCTATGGCGACCATGCCATACATACGATGTTGACTGACAATATGGTCAATTTCGGGAGTAGTTAAGTCAGTATTCGTACCGGTAGGAGCAACCTTGATCTGCCCACCAATAGGAATGATCTGAACCACTACTCCAGGTCGCTCCAACGAACGATAAGCGAACTGAAAAATTTGTTTAGAAACATTTCCTACATATAGTTCTGGCATTGGTTCCTCCCTGCAAGTTTGCACCGGACGCTTACAGTCGTCCCTACAGTTTGAAGCACGTTAATTCGTGCTGGTGCCTAGCTCCGCAAGACCAATAAGTAAGCAATACTGTCTTATTGGTACTGCATCGTCATTATCGTAACCGCTTCCGGACGGACGGCCCATCCAGAAGTTGTCCGCATTTCAGCAAGCACGTCGATGGCTCCTCCAGCCAACGGCACCGGGATTTCTCGAGGAGCCGCCATATCACAGAGCATCAGTGTGCAAGCTTCCATAGATGGAGTCAGCTTGGCGAACTCGTTGGTATTGATACGAGATCCCTTTGGCTGTTCCACCTCCGGCATGACGATGATAACTGCATCGTTACCACCTGCGCCTTTGCCGATGAGCGTATCGTCATAGGCCCAGATGATTTCATCGTCATTCATCTCCAACACGTCCTTGATAACACCGGCAGTAGAAGTTGAGCCGGCGCCGACGCGTTGATAGCTAGTGAGCTGAACGATGTTCTGGTATTCCATTGCACCGAGAGTTCGCTGCGGACCAACGATCACGAACTTACGGCCGATACCGAGCTGATTGGTCCTGGTCTTAATGGCACTGATTTGAGAAATGATAAAGAATGCCATCTGACCATTGTCATAGGTCACCACGGTATTGTTCCCGGCACTATCGTTTGGAAGAGTGATAGCAGTTGCACCGGAAGCATTCACAAGACCTTCGCCATTACCGGGATTGAACCCGTACAGCAGAGCATTTCGCATCAACTGGAATGTCGCCTGCCGCATACCAAGCCGGTGAGCATCTACGATAGAAAGACCCCACCGAGCCATAGCCGCCGTATCATGATGGTCATACTCCGCACGAACCCGCAGGAGGTACGTGGGCGCACTGATCTGCGACAACGCGAAGTTGACACCCGGCAATTGGTTATAAGCCGATTGACCAGCCGCCATTCTCGTACGGAGGTCCACACGCTTGATGTAAGCGTAGAGATCACCGTCCGATAAACGAATCATTGGTGCACCCGAAGCAAGAAGTTCAAACGCACCAGAAGCTTGGGAATACGGCATCAAAGTATCAGGCATCATATAGGAAGGATGTACCTGAACAAATGCCGGAGAGATGTTTGCCATGGTTTATCCTCCTATGGCAGTGCGTGGTTGGAATATGCAGCTTCAACTTAGCTTCAAGTACGCTTCCTGCGCTGCCTCAGGAGTGTTCGAATTACATTGACCGGGTGTACATCCACGGATGACGTGGTAGTTCTGGCTTTTTGTACATAATTGATTGGCTTCTGATCCTAAGAGAAGGATGAGGAAGATTTGTTTGCGCGGCTGGAGGTGGAGGTGGAGGCCTATATCGAGCTTGATAGGAAGGCGGAGGGTCATCAACAGTACCACTGCCACCAGTAGACATGTCAAACTCCTATTGAGTAGGGAAGCCAAACACGCCAATTGTTCGGCTTCCCCCATCGTGACCCAGGGAGGATCCTCATGGTCACGATGTTTGGGCTTACAGCAGACAGAGAGCCGCTGCGTCGTTGTAGTTCCAAGTCGTGAAGCCAGTGCCAGCGGTATAGACTGGTCGCATACAACCAGAAGACTTCACAGAAAGAATTTTCACAGGCAGAGCATTAGTAGCGAATGCGATAATTCTCTGCAAGGAAAAGTCCCAGGAGACCTGTTGGTTGATCAAGCCACCTTCAAGAGTAACCAAGGCAGGATCAATCGCCAACGCAATCCTGATGCCAGAGCCAAGCCGGTAGAAGTTCACCAGCCCGCCGCTACCGACTGTAGGAACCGGCGACTGTGGAGTATTGACCGCTGCATAGTTCTGGTCAAAGACGCTGAACCCGGTTACAGTTCCAGCACCAGCCGCCAAAGTAGTCGCACGAGCAATTACACTGCCCAATGCAATATCAGCACGGGTTGGAGTTGCCGGTGCTGTGGAACGCTCAGTCGGAATAAGCTCCGAAATCGCAACACCACCGAACATCGGCAGAGTTTCCGCTGCCGCAAGCCAGCCGCCGGAAAGCGCGAAGCGTGCCGCCGGATCCGGCATCGCAGTGCCAACAATGAATCCATCGGACTCAATGTTGAACATTCCAGCCGCAGAGGTCTGGACGTAAGGGTTGAACGCAACAGCAGGAGCTGCCATACCACATTTCCTTCTTTAAGAGGGGGCGCCGAAGATGATTAGATTGATTGCAAGGTGCGGAACGAAGCCACCCTGCGACCCGGACGACCCATCTGCTTGACAAACGATTCCTTACCGTAGAAAACATTCGTCCGTTGATTGGTCGTTGGGTCCACTTTCGTGATCATCCGCAATTCCCCCGCTTCGAGATCGATGGGATTTGCAGCAGCGGTGGTCGCATCATCGTAAACTTGCGACTCGATAGGGGAGAAAGTCTCATCGTCAAGGCGTGCGAACTTAACGGTTTTCCACCTTGACGAATGGCTCTTCAGTCCTGTAGCAAGCCGCTTGCGATAAGCGAGAAGTTCTTCGCCATCCAACGGTCGAGGAGCACGCTTACCGAAGCCGCTATACACAGCATCGGCTCTTGCTTGAGCATCCGCAAAAGCGGCATGTTCATCGTCGGACCGAGGCTTAATCATAGCCTCCAACCGAGAGATCATGGCCTGCTGATCAGTGATTTGACGCCGCAAGTCAGTAAAGTCATCCGCTTTCACGGAGTCATCCTTCTTGTCGTCGTCATCGTCGTCTTTCTTATCGTCATCGTCATCGCCCTTTGCGGCGTCGACTTTCTTGGCATCGGCCTTCTTGGCATCGGCCTTCTTGGCATCAGCCTTCTTGGCGTCACCCTTCTTCTCCGGCTCGTGCTTGATTTCAAGCTCGCCGTCGTCATCCTTCAAGTGCGCCGGGAGGTCGCCTGCATCAGATTTCGACGCTCCTTTAGCTGAATCAAGGATTTTATTCTTGGGAGCGGAGATGCCATCGTCCTTTTTGTCGTCGTCGTCGTCATCATCGTCGGCTTTGGTCTTCGCGTCTGCTTTCTTGGCAACATCATCCCGCTTCTTATCGTCATCATCGTCTCCTTTGATGATCTTCTTCTCACCAACTTCAAGCGCATCCATGCGCTTGTTGAGTGCATCCAACTTAGAAACTGCGTCGGCCAGAACCGCGTCGACGCTTGCGCTACCTGCTGCCATGGGAATCTCCTCTGTTGCAGCTCTTCACTATTCGCGCGTCGCGCGAATCAGCGAATCATCAAATCTTTTCGAGTCATGAAGGCATCTAGTCTTTCAGCAAACCGACTAAGCCCAGAGGCAAGATCGGATAAACTTGGCGGGATACCCTGCATGTCAGGAGCCGGTTCATCACCTAACCCTGAAACAGGTAATGAAGGTGATGGCACTTCTCCTTCATCCAGTTTAGCGGTCACCACTTGTTCCCTTGCCTCACCAGTAGCTTCTGAATCAATTCTAATACCAGAAGCCTCACCACCTTTGTCCCAAACACCTTTTTCACATATAGCTAAATGGTCAACGAAAGATGGATCTCCCTCAACAAGTAGATTACCACCATCTTCTAACTCAATATTATAATTGACCTTAGTGTCACGGAATACCACACTCGGTGACGTTGAAAGCTGAAAATCATTTATTGCAATCATAGCCGATTTATCATAGACCTTCGCAATTCCCCAAACTTCATCACCCTTTATGTACGGTAGAAACATAGTTCCAACAACCCGTTTAGAAAACTCATCTGAATTTAGTATCTGCGTATCAGGATGCTGCAAAATAACAGGAATACCAGAGCAACGGCGCAGGAAGTCAGGAGTAAGGTAGATTGTATCTCGTCGATAAACCCATTCATTAAGTTTGGGACGATAACTAAACCCAGTGCCGCTAATCCGCATATCAACAAGACAGATATTCTCAATGTATTGGGGTGATACAAGTTCCCCATCACGAATAGCTTCAGCCAATTGAAGTTCATTCATACCCTTTAATTTTCGCAGTGCAATAAGAACACCAGGATGAAGACTTAACGTGGTTGCGTGGTCAGGATTGAGCCATACATGAGCATCATGCTCATGATTAAGTACAGGAACAAATTCATCGTCACTATCATGGACAAAAGTGGTAAAGTCCACACCATCTTTAATTCTTCGAGTAAGTAGTCGCCCTGCATGACCAGCATTATAGCCAACTTCTTCTAAACACTCTCGAACTGCACAAGATTCAATCGTTTCACCTTCCTTCTGACCACCACCAGGAAAGGCCCATCCAAGCCCATCTGTACGACGGCACAATAAGATCTTACCCTCAGGTGATCTAAATAAGATTCCAGCAGCACAAGTCATCCCACTTCCTTAGGATGTGGATCGGAAGGCTGCATATTATCTTTTGTACGTGGTTTCACATCTACCGGTTGTCTTTGCTGCTTTCGTCTTTCAACGAAAGCATCGACACGTGATAATAGTGCATCTGTCTTTTTAACCAATTCTTCAATAGGTTCAGCAAGACCAGTAGAAAATCCCATGTGTTGATTGTCATCAGATTTAGACATACGAGATTTACGCTCAGCTATCTCGTAAGCTGTCTCCTTCTTATGACCAGCTCCAACTAATTTCGCAACATTCTTATTAATTGTTTCTCTAGATTTCCCTTCTTCTAACGGAACCCTGTCGTCATCATCAACACCAGTAATCTTCCCAGCGTTTTTACTTGCATAGAATACCTCTTCACCCTTTTTAGACCCATACTTGGCCTTCATGGATGACATAATCTTCTCGCCTTTTTCAGTCAGAGGCATCTTTTCCTCTTAATTCCGTGGCGAGGCGATTAATATTCCTTAGCATTGGATGCTTGACCGGGTATTGGTGCTTTCGTCGTAAATAATGATAAGCTGATCTTAAATAAGCTTGCGTTTGACCAGACTCTTCTTCAGTTTCGTGCAATTTATTCGCGATATACTGAATACCCCTAGCAGGGATACGAGGATTCTGCTTGAAAAACCGTAAAGCCTTAGTGACTTCGGCTCGTTGAGGCATCTTTTAGGTGCTCCAACAATTGGACCACTTTAGCAGAATCTGCACGACTCATCTTTACTTTGGGGAAGTCTGGGCGAGGATCTTCAGGCTCAGCTCCCATTTCTTGTTGTTTTTCACGCATTTCATGATCAGTTTTTAATTGCTTGAGTAGTGCTTTATAGTCAAAATTGAGCGGGGAGCTATAAAGAAGCTTATTATTTGAGATTGCATCAGCTAGCCACTGAATTAACCGAGCTTTGTTTGGTGGATCAAGGCTAAATTCAAGAATTTGGTAGACAGAAATAGCTGCTTTCATCTTTACATCGTCGACTTTGACCTGATCAGAGTCTGGTTCACGTAAATATGACGGCCAAATTGCAGAAAAACTGTTCATCCACTGATAAAATGCTTCACGATACGTCGTTTTATCATATTTTTCTGGATATTTTCGCTTCATCATTGCATAAAAGTCAGGAGTCCACGCCCGATGCATTACAATTCGATCTAAAAACCGATAAATAGGGTCCATCGTCTCTCGCAAACGATCCATATACCGACCAACAGCCTTTGCATCCTCTGAACCTTCACCAAAACCCTCTGCGAATGACTCTTGTGTGAGTAGCTTGACCGGCATATCGACGGCGTTAGCAATATTTTCGAGAATATTACGCCTTACCAGGACGTGAGGACCCTCCAAATTCTGCATATTAAGAGATTCAACGTCCTCCTCAGGCGTAATATTGATAACATTCCCAGTTTCAGCTTCTTTTACGATCCCGCGCTTGAAAGCTGCGGCCCAGGACATGATGTTATCGACGAAATTCCCAGGTTGTTTGATCTTAGCGACGAGCACACCCACTTTTGTCTCAACAAGATCGTCGGCAATGAGAGATTTGATATAGGATTTAAGTGGATAAAAGGCACGTTGATACGCACTTCTGCCCACGAAACCAAAGGCAGAGGTTGTATATCCCAAGTATATTGGTTTTTCATTGGCTACCGTCACAGAACGTGAGGGATGATAGGCAATTCCACTAACTGCAATCTGTTGATACTTCATAAAATCCATTGCATTAGGATTTTGGTTCAATACCAAGCTGCCAGCTGTGTTCAAAGGATCCAAAACATTGAAACTAATGCTCAATTCTGGTAAATCCCAATAATTCAGTGGATCAGTACTCTTCATTCCATCAACAAGTAACGCAATACTTCCTATTCCATAAATCCGGCTAATAGTCATCAAGTTATGAACTAAAAAATCACTGCCCAATAGTTTCCATTCTTCAGTGAAAGCTTTAACGCATTCTTCTCCAGGACTATTAGGAATTTTAATATCTCGCTTTTGTGCTAACGCGAGACTGATTGGCCCTTCAACTATACGTGCACCCAATGGATGATAAAGATAAATCTCCTTGCACGTCTGATAACTGACTACATCACCAGGGACGATGTCTGGTGCTACCAGTAGCTCTTGAAGAGCATTACCGGGAGTAGTCTGTATAGACGAAGATGGAATAGAAACGGGCATCAGCAAGTAACCGTGAATGTCGTATTAGCAGGACAACTTTGAACAAAACACCCATTCGTAAATGGAATGGAAATCGCACTAAGACTCTTCGGCCAAGTTGGACCAGTTGCGCCGGGAGTTAAAGCAACTCCTGGTCTTGGTTCATATTCACAAGCTAATGCTCTCAAACTTGCGGAATAAAGTGTACGAGCAGGACCAGTAAGAACAGGTGTAAGATTAACAGTTGCACCAACCACTCCAGAACCAGTACCAGAAACATAGGTGAGCGGTGCTGGCGAAGTTGGGAATACCGTGTAGTTACCAGGATTTGCGATACCATTGATCGCAGTAATCGCACCACCAGCGACGGTGACATTAAGCTGTGCTGGAGTACCTGTACCTCCACCGACTTGATAAACTGCCGCACCAGCCGCGCCAGATGCACCTCCCGCAGCAATTGCGACACTTCCAATTCCCAATGTAGTCGGATCAACCAACGTCAACGGAGTAGAATCATCAACAGATGCTGCTGTAGGCTGATTCATAGTAAATGCACTGATTGTTCCAGCACCAGATGCTAGAAACGTTCCGACACTAGCAGACGTGACTGGATGTGCAGACGCTTGAGGAACTACTTCATCTTCTTTAGTTTTTGCAGCAGACATCGTGATTTCCTACGCTGTCTTTATTTGATAAGTAGCTCCAGTAGGACAGGATTGCAGCACCAGAGATGCAAAGTGAATGCCGATGCCTGCAAACTGTTTGTTAGTCGCATGAGGTGAATGACCGTTTAGATGTCCATCAAAGCTAATAAGCCTAACAGGGAGTCCAGGCGCACCAGCATCTACAAGACAAAAATAAGCCTGAGTTGGCAATCCAGTACCAGGATCAAATACTGGTGTTTCGAAAGCAGTAGGAGATCCAGTAATATAAAACTCAGTGATACTGCCGTTGGTATCAAGTACAGTGCCAACTTTTGATTTGTCGATGTTGATGGTTCCGTGGGCCATTGTAATCTCCTAGGTCTACTGTGTATCATATTCAATAATAAACGAACTACCAACAGGAATCTCTTTCACTTTCAAATTTCCAAATGGATGATAATGCATCGGAAAAACTGTACCAGGAGGGAACCCATTCAATGCAGGATGGAAACTAAATAAAGGTGTCTCACCAATAGAACCGTCAACCAACGTAAAAGAATCATGTGGGTCACTACTTTGAGGAGTCACAAATTGAATACTTTTAAGATTACCATTAGTCGCAATCATGTTACCAAGATCTGCATCAGTTATTGTATACTGTTCTCCAGTCGTAGTGATCTCACCAAAAGTAAAATCGTTCACTCCGTAAGGCGGTGCGGTTTCACCAGGATCAACTGTGAATTGAACATTGCTACCTTTGAGTAGAATAGCAGTAACGAACCACGTGATGCCATTACACGCTATCTGATCATCAACAACTATGGACTGTAAAAATGCTGTCTGATCTACACCATTATTGTCTGTATAACTAAACGAAATTAGTTCAGGTGTAGATTGACTTTGATTACAGTTTCCTGAAGGAGGCTGATTGCTCTGCGCTGCATAATTGTAACTCAATACTGTTGCGGTCATGGTTTTCGTCTTAGGTTATAAGTTGGATCATCTTGCCAACGTGGTTGTGGAAGTGCGATCATTCGTAATTGTGCTTGCTTCTGCATTTCATCTTGAGCCTTGCAACCGAATGCTTGTTCTAGCAATTGATCTATCGATACAACCGGCTGTTGAATAAAAATCGGTTGCGTCTGCATTCCCCAAGTTTGAAATGTAGTCTGATAAAAGACCTGCATTAGTATCCCTCATAATTGCCGAGGGCAATCGCCACACCATAGGTGAAAGCATCCAACAAATCGTCTGGACGGTCTTCAGTGTCGCCAACACGGAAGCCAAGGACTTGACCAAGTAAATGGTTCTTGGTGACTTGCTTGTATGTGACGGTGCGATCGTACGCTGTTTCGAGGAGTTTTACTAGTCCTCTGTAGACGTAACCACTGGCGTTGATCGCGCGCTCGGCCTTTCCCAGTTGAGTAAGCTTGGGGGGCATTGCTGATGCTTGGAGCATACGTCGAGACGCTTGTTGGAGTAATATAGATCCAGACGCCTTGTCTTCGATGAAACACCCCCGATGACCAAGTCTGGCTCCACATTTTTCTGCATACTCCTCCAAATTGCGAAAAACAACCGGGAACCACATTTCTAATAAACTTCCTTCAATCTGCAAATATTCATAGTCTACAATCTTCAGCCAGCGATCCTGGCCCAAGAATTCATATGCCCAATAGATGACACCAGTGCCATCGTTCTCTTTGCCGGTTTTGACTGCGGTATCCATCGTAGCAAAGACATAGAGACAATGTTTCGGAAATGGTTCTGCCTTACCTTCTGTCAGCATATTATCTAAACTGAAGAAGGCTTCTCCGGACCAATCCACGAATTCTGCAAGATACTCCTGAGCATAGACCAAGGGATGGTTATCACTCTCGAGTCTGGCGAGTTCGTCGGCCGGAAGGTAGGGGTTACTGTGAGACGGAGCATGGTATTCTTTGAATCCATATTCTGGTAAATTGCAGATGCGCCAGAAGAAGTTGTCCTCATTAATTCCGTTCGTATTCGACGCAACAATGGCTGCTCCTCTAAAGTCTAGCAGTGTGGGCCTGATTGCCTTTTCCCAGATACCAATCATATTCGGCTTAGTGAACGCGGCCTCATCGATGATCACTAGATGATATCTACGTGACCGGCCCGCCTTTTCATCTTCTAGGGTCCAAATTTCAATACGTCCGCCAGAGGTTGTTTGGATAAGTCCCTGGTTCCGGGATGAGTTGCGGATGACCGGAGAAAGGGCTTCTTCGGCTTCCGAGTATGCTTCCGACGCATACCGATAGTTCGGAACAAACCATCCAACTTGTGCACCCTTGATAGCGAAGTCACAAGCTACAGCTTTTAGGAACGCGGTCTTACCCCAACGACGACCACAACGGAGAGCACGGAACCTTGCCGGGATATTAAATGCTTCCTGCTGCCCTTCGTGAAAACGAGGGAGATAGATCGGCTTATCAAATGAGAAGTCAGCAGGAACGTGTATGTTCATATCTAGATCAACGCATAAAGCTGCCGAGCACCAGCGACAGGAGCCAGAATGCGATCGCCAACCAACCGAAATGGATAGCAAACGGTGGTCGCGCCAGCCGGTCAATAAACAGCGCCGCGATGAATGCGAACACGCAGGCGAAGGCGATAAGGAACTGGGCCATGTGTCACCTACCCGTGTTTGCAATCAAAGGTTTACTGTGCTACTATGCTATTGTTGCATATCAATGAGGAACTAGGTGCCTGTTTTCTTATCAGCTTGGTTCTCAGGCATAATGACGCTAGTGCCAGGGAGAGGAGGCAGTCCACCCTCTATGCGTATTCTGACACCAGCATTGATCTCTTGGTCAACTTGGGCTAGGCGAGGATATATGTACACAGAAACCTTCGTCGCTGCTTCCATGCGCGTGGTTACAGGTAATCTCTTATCGTGCATGACAGCAAGCAAGAAACCCTTGGGATCAATATCAGGGTCATCGTATGCGTGCTGTGATTCCGGAGGAATAATTTCCGGTTCATGGGGTTTGGGCATAGGTTTAAATTACCCCTTCACTAAAGCTGATGTCTTTAGTGAAGTGGTGGGTTCAACGCGACGTGGCCCGAGGCACTGCGTCCGTTCAGTTAACTGACATACTACACTTTGTGGTTCTTGACAAGGGGCAAACACTAAAAAACTGGAGTGATGGAATATGAGTCTATCTTTATCAAAACATAGCAGTATCCGCCGATCTGGTCACAGTCTTGTAGTCACGATACCATCGGAAATTGTGAAAGAACTAAGTCTAAGTGACGGCGATTCAGTGTTCTGGGAAGTTAATAAAACCAAACTCTATCTCGCCATTGCTAAACTTGAGCAGATTATGGGAATACCGCTTCAGGAAAATGCAGAAGTAACAGAAGCAGAGGAGGAAGAAGTAAGAGCAAGAGCAATAGCAAATGAAAAGCTACAAGGGTGGCCAAAAGGATGGCAACCTGAAACAGAAGCAGAAACAGAAGCAGAAACAGAAGTTACAGAAACAGCAAATGAGGAAGATATAAAAAAATGAACGGCACGATGCTCGTTATCCAAACTAACGGAGAAATTATCGAAACACAACATGACCGGGTGCCGGATACTACGGTCATACATGAAGCTCTCGGTGGGTATTTGGAACTCGTCCCTTATTTTACCACGATTGATCTTCATGGCAGGGTATATCGCTGCGTCGCCTTCTGCAACGAGCATGGAAAGATGAATAATCTTCCAGACAACGAGAGGGCGAATATCATATGGCAGGTCGCCCAAATCCGACTTAACCTGTATACAGACGACCATCTCGTCGGCCCGATCGTCGTCCTGTTTGGTGATCGGGAGTTCATGGCAGAGATATAACCAGAGGAGAAGCAGATGACAAAAGAGAAGTTAGAGCAGTTACTTGACCTTATCGATGATCTGGTTAGGGATGATGAGACTAGTACATGGCTGGAGAAAAAAGAAGCTGTACTAGCTTGTGTCGATGAACGCACTCGAGTCAGTCTGGAGGAATTTACCAGCTGGTTTGAGGAATAAGGGACAGGTGCATAGCATCAGCATTGCACTCCCAGGTTGCATATGCTACAATGCTACACTACCTAAAGGTAGATGGAGCTAATGGTTTAGAGCTCGTGGCAGGAGACTACCCCCGCATCCGAGGTAGCAACGGGCGAGCGTGAAAAGGCGCGACAAGGCTCAGTTCTGGGTTCCTGCCATGAGGGCATTTCCCAGTGAAACTGAGCAAGCTACCCACCCCATTATCCAGAAAACAAGGAATAAAGGAAATGAAGACGATACTTGGAATTGCTATCGTACTGGCACTCGTTGGAGTGGCAAACGCTATCGATGCCCCCTATGACTGGTCATCCAAACAACGCGCACAGCAACGGACATGTCATTCTTACTGCTGGAATGCAAACGGCGGACGTGAATGTAGCACGCAGTGTCAGTGACTGTAGGGGTGCGGTCTTGGGGCCGCACCCCTAATCAGTATTGCAATCCCATATGGCATGTGCTACAATACTACATGGCGCAGAGGAGCAAACGCCATGGTACAGCAATTCGTAAAGTTCGAAGAGTTTTGGGGCACCATCCGAAGAGACTATAAGACCTTTTGCCGGATGTATAACGCTCCGGATGGTTCGCTGCTGATTGAAATAAGCCAGCGCAGTGAACACAATGCACCGACCGGGTATATGTCGTTCAAGGTAGCGGAGAAAGTGACATGGGTTGGCGATTCCAAAAAAGGTTAACTGTGGTCCCGGGGGTACGACTTAACCTCTCCAAAGGAGGGTTAAGTCTATCCGCCGGTAGACGAGGAGCGTGGCTGAATCTAGGGAAGACGGGTGTACGTGGTACTGTCGGATTGCCGGGTTCAGGGCTTTCCTACAGTACGATGCTCGCCAAGACGAAGAATGCACCGCCACAGGTCCAAGTGGATGTTCATGCCGTAGCTATAAAGATAGCCAGTGCGATGAAAACCATGCTGGTGCTCTTTGTGATCTTGTTGATAGTACATTGGTTAGGAGGGAAGTGACATGGTCTTTGTGTTCATCATAGCGTTCATCATACTGTCGTTAATGCTGGTGCGGCAGACGTTTGTCCTGGTGTTTGCGATTATAGATTTCATCGCACGCCTGTTGGTGTTCTTGGTCCAGCTGATAGTAGCGATTGTTGCCGGGATATGGGCTGTCGTCGTCTGGGTGCGAAATAAGAATCCTAAAATGATTGAGGATAACGGATTTGTCCTCACCGAGACAGACATCGCCGGGCTCGAGGCCGAGATTGCTCGCGCGCAGGACGAGCTTGACCGGGTAAAGGAGGGAGTGGCAGGTTGGCGGGATGGATTGAGTGTGAATGCGCCGAGACTCGTTTACAACAAGGATGACAACACATGACCATTAAGTTCAAGGTGCGGTACATGACAAGTGAGGAAGCTCCGCATGTTAACATTCAGGTCTTCGTCTCGGATGCCGAGGTTCTAGATGGAACGTGGGCATTTACCGGGAGTCTCACCATGCGTAAGGGTGAGTTTGCAGCGTTCCGGGAATTGATGGAGCGTGAAGGGGTGGAGTTTGAGCAACAGGGGAGGTGACTGTGTCTGTGGTTGTGGGGTTTAAGAGGGTGTTGGTTCAGTGTGATGGGTGTGGTCATCGGGTGTGGTTGCCGGGTGAATTGGGTCCAGAGTTGGATAAAGCGTTAGGAGATAGAGGGTGGGTTTTCACAATGGTTGAGAAAGATGTCAACCATTGTTGTTACGTCTGTGTAAAGAAGGAAAGGATGAAAGAAAGTCGGCGACATGAGTACGAGAAAGAAAAGAAGATTGAGAAGCGCAGGCGTAGGGCGGCGAAATCAGCATCCTAAAGATGTATCATTGAATAAATGGCCGGAAGGGTGGCTGAAGATGGAAGTTGCAAAGTTACTAGGTCAACCAAGATATCTATATCTTTCAGAGGAAGAATGTAGCGAGAATAACTATCCATGTAACAGGAAGGAAAGAATAGAGTTTATTAGGTTAGAAAGAAGGATAAGGAAGTAAGGACCTGGGATGTGGGTTTTTGAAAAGTAGTACTGTAGCATTTCGGTTTTGACTCTCATCATAAAATCGGTTTGATGTCTCCGTGATGTCTGGTGCGTATTTAGCGACCCAACGCGATTTGACTGTGTTTTGCCGTTGCCGAAGACTATGCACCAGATGCATACCAGATATGCAAACAAACATGTATACAGGATGGTAGCACTGTGCTACTGTGTTACCTGTAGGTCGGCGTGGTGCTGGCCTTTACACAGTGGCAAAAAGGCCACACAACCGTAGGTAGTTAAAATGTCTAAAAAGGCACGTATGGCGCGCGCATCAGCGGCCACCCCCGCCACCCCCGTCGAGGTTGCGGCCACCCCCGCCACCCCCGTCGAGGTTGCCACCCCCGTCGAGGTTGCGGCCACCCCCGCCAAGCCCATCACCCCTGGTGTGGCAATGCGGCAACAGTACAACCGTCATGCCGCAGTACCCGGCAATGCGGTTATTACCGTCCTCAAGCCGCTGGCCAAAGGGCCAACCGGCAAGTCTAAAAGTGCAGGGCGGTTTAACCTGTACAAGGATGGCCAAACCGTCGACCAGTACGTTGCGGCGTGCATAGCGGCTTTCCCCGCGCAACCGGCCAACAATGGGCGGCTGGATGTTAAGTGGGATTTGGTGCACGGGTTTATAGCGGTCGAAGTACCGGCAACCCCCGTCGAGGGCTAACCGGCCAAAGCAAGCGGGGTGCGGCATCTTGCCGCACCCTTTTGCGCGCCCAGGAAAAACAACGAAAGGAGCACAAACCGTGTACGAACTTGCAGCAGGATTTATCGTCGTCGGCCTCTTAATCCTCGTCGCCAGTCTGGCGACCTATGAAATCTAAGGAGCACGAATATGTCGACCAACATGCTACGACGTGAGCACGGATGGTTTCTTACAGCGAGCCAGATGTTGCCGAAGCTTGGATTCCGTAAGGGCGGTCACCTGCCGCCCGAGGGATTCCCACCCCGCGAAGTGGAGGGTGTGATGTTCCGCTGCCTGCCAGCGACCCCAGGACGCAGGAAGCATCGCATTGAATTCAAATGCTTATGTGAAGCTTGGGTTCCCTACGGTCGTGCTGGTCAGCACAAGTGCAACGCAGGAAGCATTCCGTTAGATAACGATGGTAATGTAATCAAGGAAGTCTAACGACAAGGTAATCCAACGATCAAGGGAGCAGGGAGAAATCTCTGCTCCTTTTCTTTTGAGCACAGAATCAGGAAAAGAATTCGGGATTCTGCCGGGAGTGATGCAAGGTCCGCCGCAGAAATCGTGATATCTTTTCAGGATTCCCGAGGAATCGCAACGATCATTTCGCGAACTATTGCAAAGCTTACCCGATTGTGGTACACTGTAGCACTTGCCCGGGTATTCTGGCAAGTAAACAAAGGAGCAACGACGATGACTGATACATACCAATTGGCGATTTTTGGCAACGACTTGGTAGACAATCCTGGTACAGTCTACAAAGACCCAATGCACGCCTTGGAATATGTGGCGAAGCATTTCCAACAGAAGGGTGGGTTTGGCACCACAGGAGTTGTGGAATGCTGCTTGGTAAGAGGTGAGGCCCCTGGGATTGTGCAATGGACCTTGGAAATTAAGTAGGAAAATCCAACGATCCGCGCCTGCCAGTTGGTGGGCGCGGTCCCCAAACAAAGGAGTAAGGTCGATGTTCTTAACAGTAGGACAAGATAAGATCTGCCCACGATGTGGGAGCGAGGAAGTCGCCAATCCGGATGCACCAGTCAGGGACTGGGTGTTCAACATCCGCGCTAACCGGGTGTTCATCAAGGGAGCTTGGTGGTCGCAGTGCATGGTCTGCGCGAATGGAACGAAGGAACAGGGGTGGTTCAAGTAGGGAC